CAGTCTGTGCTTCATAACCGCCAATTTGTGCAGCATTTGGACCTTCGAGGATTTTTTCACCAATTACACCCTTCTCAAAATCATCCCACAGAATAACATGTGGTCCTCCACCGTGTCCGGTAACTGGTATGGTGATGATGTTTCCACTGGAAATTGTTCCTGTTATTGTCCCAGGCATAGTAGGAGCTGCATTAGCGCCACTATAGATGATAAGTAGCAGTGTTAATACTGTTAAGAGATATCTCATTCTGCCGCTCCTCCTTTGAAGTACGGATACGTAACATACGTTCCGGCAGTGTGTTGTGATACTATTCCAATATTTGTCCCGGTATTGCATGGGTTAGTTGGATCACTAGTAAACGTGTAATCAGGTGTTCCTAAATCAGATGGGCCTGTTCCTGTTTTACCCAACCACACACTAAATGTTGTGTCGTTATTGATGCCTGAAACTTGAGCTACAAGCCTAGTTGGTGTAGTAATTGCAGCTATCTCAATATATGTCAACGATGCTTCATTTGTTTCTTTTAAATTTTCAATAAGAGTAGATCCATTATAAACTTTAACCGATAGCCTTGTTATGGTTTCAGAGTACCTATACAACTGCACCACGTAATAGTTTCCACTGTTGATTGTCGCATGCCTAAGCGCCAATGCATATGTTTGACCGACGACAGGGGTAGCAAGTGTAATAGTATCTGCCCATTGGCACTCAACGCCAATTGATGATGATGACCTCAATAATCTGTAATAAGGTGACGTGGTCCCGGCGTTTCTAACTCCACCCCCGCCAATCTCAAAAGTACTTATATCTTGATAAAAATCAGTCAGGTCAGTAAATGTTTTATCAACAACTACAGTACTAGGAGTAGAACATGCTCCCGAAGGAGGAACATAGGTAGATTGATTATCTATAAGTTTGCTTGTTCCAGTAATTGAAAGCAACTCCGCTCCTGTATCTACTGACTTAATACCGTCCCCTACTTGAGCGTACCTTAAATAACACACATCATCTTGTTCGATAGGTGAAGCGAAGTCGTATAATAAATTCTTCCCACCTGAACCGGATGCGTAAGTAGGTTCTATGCTCGCCCCCTTAATAGCGCAGTCAACAAATACGTTACCGCTTCCTGCCGTTCCAAACTCAAGGCTCATAAGAGAGGACAAAGTTATACCTTCACCTGTGCTATCTATGACAACTGTTGATAGTGTCGGATTTAAGATTGTACCCGATAGATTGTTTATTTGGTTTTGAAGGTCAACAAGTTTCTCCGCTATGTTTATGTCTATATTGTTTAGATACGCTATCTCGGTTGCGGTTATAGTAGCTGGAAAATCTGTTATATCTGCCAATGCGATAGTTCTACTTATAGCTTCAGATATAGCATTGAAAGCAATCTCAACCCCATTCTGATATAGAAATAGTTCGCCGTCATACCCTTGTACACCATATAAGCCGGTATAGTCTTTTTTAACTGTTACGTTTGGATTTATGACTATTCCCCTCTCACCATCAGCAGCCGCTGTGGTTACACTTCCTGTAGTAGTTACGTTACCCGCTACATCTTCAGTCATAGAAGAAGTCTTTATTAGCGCTCCGGTGGTCCCATCGAACTTAGCAAACTGATTATCTACAGATGCAACAGGGCCTACAACTGTTCCATCCCCCGATCCTATCTCCCACCCAACTTCAGCTTCAAACTTTGCCTGAGTGTTTATGTCTGGTATACGGACAAGATTAGAATCAATAGGCTCGTACAGTGAGTTGGTGGTAGTTAGAGTTATAAAACCTGAATCATTCGTAAGCTGAGATAACGCATATGGAACTACCTTCGCAGTATTAAGCACAATGGCTTGTGCCTGTGCAGGAGTAATTCCTACTTTAGCATTGTTAGTTACTATGTCGGCAGCTTGTTGTGAAGTTATACCAACCTTCGCAGTATTAACCGAAATTACTGCGTCTTGTGCTAAGTCTTTCTGTTGAAGATCGTTAAAGTTGAAGTTTAAGATGTTGCGCACAGTACCCGCTTTAACTGAACCATCAGGCGCACCTGCGGGGACCTCTACTACCGCTGCATAACTGTTGCAAAACAAAAACAAAACTACAACTAACATGTTAGTTACAACTCTACCAATACTCTTCATATTCCGTCCTCCGGCCATGCTTGATCGTCTGTGAACCATGCGTCATCGTCTTCAGGCCAATACCCTGTATCGGATAATGTTGAACCTGCACTTAAAAAAGACAATCTGACCCAAGGCGAAAACCTCTCAGTATCTTCTATTCTAACCCATACATCTTGTAACTGATACCCGTAAAGCACTTCTTGGGAGATGTACTCCCCATCATCTCTATCTACATATCTGATAGGTTCGTTGTACCCTACGTGCCCTTTCCTCCTATGAAGAACTTGAACTATTTGTCCAGGGTATGAAGAGGTTGTATCCCAAGATAGCGTAAACCTATTTGTACTGGTAGCTATATGTATCATAGTAAGAGGCTCAAAATCATCTTCATACCTCGGAGGTAATGGAGGACCATTAGAAACTAAGCTACATGCTCCGTCTGCTAAAAGTTCACATGCCATAGTTATGCCCTCTGTACCTGTTGACCTGCTTCTCTGCTCATTAACTTTGTAATCGCGTCTTGACGGTCCTTGTGAAACACCAAACCGTCAAGTACGATAGGAAGCAATAACGTTCTATCATTTTCAAGATGAAAGTAACGAAAACCCTCGGCTACCCCATCGCCAACACATGTAAGAGTTTTCCAACGTCCACCGGTAACTTTATACTCCACGGTATAAGGGTCAAGAGGTTCAACCGTATTACGATTTCCGTATATCAGAACCTCTGAATTTTTTGTTATGTGAATCAGTCTATCATCTTTTGTGTGAAGTACGTGCATCAAAGGTTGGCTAACCTCACCTACTGATTCTATAGTCGTCCAGAACCATTTGCCTACTACCCTATACTTTAGCTTACAAGATTTCTTCATTATATCACCTTTTCTATATACCAGCAAGATAAAAATCTTGGCCTATTCTCCGCATAAGTAGCTGCACCTGTGTTAGGTGTAGAAGCTACACCTGAATCTACAACTGATGGCCCCGCACTGTTCGCCGCACTGGAACTTCCTGAATTAGCTGCGCTCGAGCCCCCCGTAGCTCCGTGATTATGGGAACTCCCGCTTCCAGCCGCAGTGGTACTTTTCGCAGAGCTACTCGTAAAACCGTAGTGTCCGTAAAAATCGCCTGACTCATATATACTAGCTACTCCGTCTGTTGAATTGTACCCATGTGTATGTGAGGGAATCTGTGCAGTAGTTAAGGTCAACGATCCGGTAGTATGTGTATGCACAATAGTATGTGTATGAGGGATAGCGTGTAAATGATAGATATCATGGTCATGCTGCATACCATGGTAGTGTTCCATGGTGTTATTTCCACCGATAGCCCCTGCTGAACTGCTGCCCTGTATGTACCTATTATCAGTAAGGTTAGCTAGATACCTACCTGTACCTTCATACACAGGAGAACCTGTTACATTACAAGCCGCCCCGTTGCAAACGTACCATCCCGAAGTATTTATTCGTGTATTAATAGTTGTAGCATCATTTCCTATAACGTTGGTAAAGCCCCCGTTAGAAGCGTTAGTGAAATAACCCCCTTTGAAGGCTATTATAGCCCCTACGGGAACAAAGTCACTTGCCACACCTAAAGCTATCTGAGCATTTTCATAAGCTGAAGCTGCGCAGTTTGCTGTATTCTGTGCATTCTCTGCCGTGTTCGCTTCAGCTATAGCGCAAGACTGCTCGTTAGCAATAGTTATGTCTCTTGCCTCCTCCACTATCTGACGAGTTTCGATAGTAGAAGCTAAAGCTTCCTCTGCTGCCGCTTGTGCAGCTACCGCTAAGTCTTTTATCTGCGTTACCGTGTCAACGTCAAGGGCAAGAATCCAATAGCCTAAGGCTAGATCGGCAGCAAAAGTAGCTCCCGCAGTGTGGGCTATCTGACAAAGATACCAGTTACCATTCTCCAAAGATACCAAGTCACGTATTACATACCGTGCGCCAGACGCCCAAAGACCCTTCCAGTTGCTTATAGATAAAACGTCATCGAAGCTTGCGTTTATCTGCTGGATCATCATAACAATCCGATCTTGTGACTTCTCCAACAACTCCATATCCATATCATCGGAGTTTACCCAATCGACATTTTGCTCAAGGAACAGCTTACGCTTTATATACAGCGTTCCGGTAGTACCATACGCAGTAGAAGCCACGGTAACGCTACCCCCTACTTCAGGGGCCAAAGTGGTAGCCGTGAAGTCGGTAGTCGGTAATTGAGTCGGAATACCGTTTGTATCTACGTGGGTAATTTCCATATTGTCTGTATCGTACAATAGGAAATCAAAACTATACACGCCGGGGCCGGTATATAATCGGGAAACAAGGGGTGTTACATCGGTTAGCATTTGTTTATCTCCTTAACTAACGTGTTAGTTACTCTGCATCGGGATTCTGTGAAAAAATAGCACCTGCCATGTCTCCTTCTACAACGTTCTGAGCCGTCCTTGTGAACCTCTGAACAGGTATACCGTGTCCGGTAAACACTGTAACAGCTTGTAACGCCGCTGCGTAATCGTCCAAATCAAGCTCTTTATCTTTGGTAAATTTCTCAGCTATCTTCTCTATGTCGCTTACGGTATCTGCAAAAGTTCCATCTAACTCGTAGCGTCTTAACCCTAACGCTCTCCTGAAAGCTTCAGTAACTACCGTTCCGACTGCGTAGGTAGCACCGAAAGGGCCAAGCATAACTGCTATTAACTGAGTCTTTAACTTATCCCCGTCATTCCCACCTGATATAGCGTTACCTACCGCAGCGAAGATAGAAGGGACTAAAATGTGGTAGATAAATATAGTCTTAGCAAATTGCTTCTTGGTTATCTTACCCGCCGCTAAGTCTCTAACAGCTTCTATTTCCTGACGTAAAGCTTGTACTGGTCCAGTAGAATACATAGTAAGAAGCTGTGCCGCTGAACCCCCTCTCTGTATAGCCGACAGCTCTTGCATTGTTCCGGATTGCTGCGTTTTCTCAGATAACTCGAACGCTTTTTGAAGCGCCTCTTTAGTGGTATACGTTTTCCCGGTATCCGGGTTTACCTGAGTGCGTAGATGCTCTTTCATTATCCAACTTCCTTGAGCTATCGCCAGAGCATCACCAATTTGTACGTTAAGGGTAAGCAGATTAGACAAAACAGGGTTAAGCTTAAACTTGCTATAATCAGAAGAAGCCGTAGCCTGTTTCAAATCTCGGTCAATTAGATTCTTCCTGTTTTGTAAGTAGTTCGTTTTAAACATCTCTTCTACATGCTTAACCGGATTAGTCCAGAATTTTAAAGTACCCTTCATAAACGCTGTAGCGGGCATATGCTGCCAGTACTGAACACCTGAAATCTGCTGCTTGAAGAAGACGCTGGTAGAAGCCCCAATAGATGAACGTACAAATGCGCTTCTAAACCTATCCATTAAAGGAAACTGAGTAGCAGTAACTATCCCATCTGCCAAAACATCGTCAAGTGCGGAGGTTATGTTGCGATAAAGCTCCGGGCTATACTCTATCTCTATTGCTCTGCGTATGTCTTTATCATCTAGCACCATCTTTGCCAAACGTCCTTGTTCTGCGAACGCTTTGAAGTGAGCCATTTCCTCCACGTAAGACGAGTACAAAGATAAATCGCCTTGGAAATGTAGCTGATACCTTTCAGCGTTCTTCACCCTCTCCTTTATACTCTTAGCCGACAAAGGCGTTTTTCGTATTGAGTCATCGTGATTAAACTGAGTATACTTGTTAGCGTTATCCAACCTCTCATTCAGGTCAAGGTAATGCTTAGAACGTATCGGAACATAGTTCTCTACTCGGTTAAGAGGAACCCCAAACACCCTTTCGTACACTTCATTTACGCTGTTGTACTGATCGCCCGAATTAAAGTACCCCTTCAGCATTTCAGCAAAAGCTATGTCCTCATTAGATAACGTGTTTTCTAAATTGGCAAGTATATCTTCGTAAGCTCTGGTAGCGTCACCAACCGCAGCGAGAATTTCCTCGTCAGTCATTTTATCATTTACCTTACTTCGTAGATCGGTAAACATGTTAACTAACCTGTTAGTTAGCTTTTCGTCTTGCGCATACATCCATATCTGACGAAGCTCGCTTTTGGAAAACAAAACTCCTGCACCAATATCGTGTACTCTCTGTGAGTCTTCTTTCCACTTGCCGTACATCTTATAAGAACTGTTTATACCAAAAGCTTCTTGGTACATAGCTATCATCTTATTCTGTTCGTTGCGTACTTCCGTAGACTTATTCTGTTTTGCCTGAAAGAAGTTAGTTATCTTGGATAACTTTGAGTCCACTAAAGGAGAGTAGCTTGAGGCTATCTTTACCAGCCCACCTAACCCAAAGATATACTTCTCTCCTATTGTTCCTGTGGCTATTCTTTCTTTCAAAGACTTTTGCTTCTGTCTTTCTTTATGTAAACGGTTAGTGTCCTCTATAGGGGAATCAACTAAATTACCACCGTTTATCTCATGGATCAAGTCACCTTTAGCCTGATCTATGGCGGCTTTTACCCGCATAACCGGAGAGTTCTTTGTCTCTCCTGCTAGGAGGGCTTTAATGTCATCGTTCAAATGACTGAGAGTTTTTAACCCAAAGATGTTACGTGATACTGCACCATCTAAGAAACGGTTTATTATGTAGTCTACTTCATTGGTAACAAAGTCGTGGAGAAAGAACCCTTCTCCTAAACGTTCATCATACAGTTTCCGTATCTTCTTATCCGTATTTGCATTACCCAATACTTCGTAAACTTTACGTAGCATCGTAGCTAACTCAGGATTTATACGTACTTGTGCTTTGCCGCTTGCAGTAGAAGGTTGACCACGTTTAAGCTTCTTGAGTATACTCTTACGCATAGCTTTGTGCTTTCTCTGCGTAGCGAACCTGTTTCTCTCTCTTGCTAAAAAAGCTTTCATGTGGTCCCTCGCTATCTTGTATCCGTGTAAATCCCCGGCATCAAACATTTGTCTCATGGATTTTATGAGTGCTTTAGCGTGTTCCCTTGCAACCTGACTTTCAGTTAATCCTTTTGTAGCTTTCCCCGCCGTATCTGTATAATAAGAGTTCAGTGCTCTTTGCGCAGCCTCACGCTGTTTCTTCAGGCGTAACGCCTCCTCTTCTATGGTGTCCTCTTCACGCCGCTTCTGATTCAGAACATCGTTCTGCTCGCCTTGTGCCTCTAACCCTTCTTTCGTTCTAATAACCGGAGCTGTCTGCGCTGCTTGGTAGGCTTGTTGTACGTCCTCTGGAAGTAAAGAAGTAGTGAAAAAGCTTACACCCTCTTTATCTTTAAAGTAGTGTTTACCTGCCGTGTCCACTATGTAATCTAAGTCGGCACTTATGCTCTTTGCTACCTTAGTTCCCTCTTCTTTACTTTGGGTAAGTTCGTTTCGATATACTTCTTTATCTGATAACCCTTTAAATTGTGGATAAGACACCGAGTTGTTTGAAGCAACTTCTTTACGAACCAACAAGCTATCATAGACCTTTACCATTTTAGGAGGTATGGCTACATCTATATCCGAACCACGGATAGCTTTATATATGCCAATAAGCCAAGAATGTAGTTTACCAAAAAGAGTTTCAAGTTTTTGCGTAGGCGCTTTTCCGGTAGACATATAGTTCTCCCACCCTCTAGCAAACTTCTCTTCCGCTTGAACGTCCCACTTAGACCCTTTCTCCATGCCGACAAACTCATCGGCTATAGCCGCCATATCACCTTGAAGGTCACGACGAAAAACGTGTCCTAGTTCATGTATAACTGAAGAGAGGTCGCCATTACTAAAAGCGCTTATTATAATTCTATTATCTTCTGTGAAGGTTACGTAGGAATTTCTCTCCTGATCTTCTACTCCGAGATTCTCGAACTCAAGACCCTTCTGCTCTATATACTTGGTAGTGGTTACTCCCATAGCTTGCGCTCTGGCCCCTACTATCTCTTCAATGGCATTGAACTGTTCGTCGTCTTGAAGGAAGTCTGATAAACCTACGAAGAAGTTAGCCGCCTTATCATCTAAGGAGTTATACAACCTGTTATCTAAGTCATCTATAGCTGAGTCTAAATCTTCATCAGCCACTATGATAAGGTCGTCTATATCTCCGTCTTTTACGTCTGTTCCTTTGATTATCGAATCGTTCCTTACCCTGCTTACTTCGGCTTGAGCTATAGGTGCGCCTTTAACTAACGTGTTAGTTACCTCGTCAGTAATATCGGCCAATGGTTTATCCGAGTTTTCTTTTACTATCGTGTTGTTCTGCTGTACCTGATACTGGTTGTCGGCTTCTATAGACGCAACTACCTGCGCTTGTTTCTTATCTTTCAGGAAACGTTGGGTCTCGACAGGTATCTTCACAAGAGTAGAAGGGGTCATCATACCACCTGACGCAAGTATACCTTGTCGTGCCGCTTTCTTCGCTTCCACGTAGTCCAGCACATCGTCAAGAGTTTCAGTAAACTCTGAACCCTTCACTTCTGCAAACTTCTTTCTTGCCATGTGTCCAGTTACTTGCTCTACGATTGTCTGCGCCCACTCGGTAGCACCTTCACCCGCTATGGAAGTAATACGTTCGGCAACCGTAGCTGATACTCCTACGGCACTTATGAGTACGCCTATATCCCCAACCGTTTCAAGAGCGGCATAAGCGTAGGCCATTTTAGCCGCCATAGGTGCAGCTATAGCAAGAGGTATTGGTTCCTTCCCTTCAGCGGGTTTTAACATCTGAAACATCAACTCGCCTTTACCCATATTGTATGAAGCCTCATACATACGTGCAGGAACGCCTACTTTAAAACCTACCCCTGCACCTAGGACCATTCCACCTGTTACTGTTATAGGTGAAGCTATCTCTCCGGTAGGTGCGGCCATTGCGATACCTGCCAAAGCGCCCACCCCCGCTCCTGAAAGTACGTCCTTGGTAACACCAGGAGCCGCTTCAGTGAGCATAGTTTTCATAGTACCAACACCTTCTGCGGTAGCTCTGGCTACTTCATGCAGTATGCCGTTGTCCGGGTATTCCAAAGGAAGCTCTGCTCTCTTCTTCAACGCCTCATCGTACAGTACCCCCGCTTCTTCTAAGTAATCGGTATCTTCAGCGGAGTTCACATTAGACATAACTAGGTTAGCTCTTGACATTTTCTCCATATAGTCATAGTGAACGCCCATTACTTCTAAAATAGAAGCCCTTTTACCTCTGTGAACAGGATCACTTTGGGCAATCATATCTTTGAACACCCTATCTCCGGGAGTAGATTTAGGGTCGAAGATAGTATCCGTTGTAGCTGCCTCTACTGCGGCTTGGCGTATCTCTTCATCCGAATATGTACCTATAGGCGCACCCGTTCGCTGGTCGGTATTATCAACTTGCGGTAATGGGTTAACTAACGTGTTAGTTGTCATCGTTATCGTCCATCATAGTAGGTAGGTATTTAGGGTCGCCTGTAAGGTCATACATAAACTGACTTTCTTTTATATCGCCGGAAAGAGCTTCTCGTCCAGGAGTAACAAAGTCCTTTACTTTCTGAAACATACTTCGCTCCATTACCGGAGCAATTATCGAACCGTTGTTTATCCCATTCTTAACGTAATCTTTCCACCACGTAGACGCATCGAACTCTTGCTTATTATCGTAAGCCATTCTAGCCGCTTTGTCCATTTCCAATTTAGCTTGTTGTATGCCCTGATTTGACTTCTGACTCCACTCAGCTAATTGCTCGTTGTACTCTAACATATCTTTGGCTTTTTTAGGCTTATCAGGTTTAGTCCCGGCAAACTGATAAGACGACGCTTTTATTCGTCCCATAGCACCCGCATACGCAGCCGTGTTTTGCCAAGGGTTATTTTTGCTGCTTGACGAAGCCTTCTCTCGGTTCAACTTATTAAGCTTCGCATACTCGCCTGGAGGTATTAAACCCTCTATAGATAGTTCTTGTAACTTATCCATCTCACTATCAGATAGCTTACCGTCTACCAACTTACCGTGTGCGGCTATAAGATACGCACTTGCCTTATCTTTGGTGTACCCACTAAGTACCCCTTTGAATGCGTTCTTATAAGTTTTGTTCTGCCTATACCATTTAGCCTGATTAGAAGGAAGCATACCTGCTGGCGGAGTTTCATCTATAGGTTGCATTTCCCCTGTACTCATGCTCTTAGCTAAATCTGCATCCCTTTGCGCTATCTTCAAGCTATCCAAGTAATTCATATCTGACTGCATCTTGCGCGGTAACTCTTCTGATACAAACTTTCCTAGCTCCATCTTCTCCAAAACACTGAGACTATCCCCTGAAGAAATTAAACGGTTGTAGGCTTCTATCCCCACTATTCTTTTATCGGATAAGGTAGTACCCCCGTTGTTGTTTACCACAAACTCGAACGCCTCTTTCAAAGACGATACTATCTTTTTATCCCCACTTGCTGTATCAGCTAAAACTTGACGCATCCCCTTTATGCCGTTGTGGACAAACTCATAGTTACCATCTGATAACCCTAGAGCCATACCCTCCGGTGCTGTTCGCAGAACCTCGTTTTTAAATCGTGTCTGTTTCTCTTTAAGTGCTGCTTGAGCTTGAGCTTGAGCTTGACCCTGCTTACTCTTCATCCAGTTCTGTAAGCTGTTCTCTGTTGATTCTGAAAGGGTGCCCCGTATATCTTGAAAAGTTCCGGTAGTTGCCGCGTAAGCAGTTAACGCAGGAGTAACATCTTGAACGTTGTTACTCGCTTTCTCGAACGCATCGTTATACGTCATGTACATTGACTGAGTAGCAAGGAACTCTTCAGCCGCCGCTTGTTCTTCTAAGTTACTGTACTTAGCTAAATGTGCTGATACCGTACCGTTCTTAAATGACTGTACGCCGTTTAACTCTATATCTTTGAGTATGTCTTCTTTTTCTTGAAAGCGTACATTCTCTTCATGCAGCTTAAACTGCTTGTAGTTGTGTGATACCCCCCTTTCCAAAGCGGCATCTTTCTCTCTTTGAATAGCAAACATCATTTTAGTCTTGACGGATTCAGACTTCCCATCTAGTACTGACTTAGATATTTGATCTATAGTTTCCCGGTAAGTATCGAACCCGTCTACCGCAGCTTTTCTTTCTAACCCCCCGTACCCAACCTCCATTTTTCCATCAGGAGTAGCCGTACCAAAGAAGGCTTCTCTTGTTTTACTCCTATAGGCTAATACTCCTTCATCAGCTTCTAACTGATCTTTCTTTTCTTGGTAGCGAAAAGCGGCGTCAACTAACCTGTTAGTTGCAGATTCTATCGCTTCCCCAAAACTATCACGCATTATAGGTTCGGCAATTGGAGTAGCGGTATTTTGTACCCTACCAGCATTTAAGTTAACTTGTCCAGGGCGTATGTCAACGTTGGTACGAATTTGAGTAGGAGATAACTTAGGAGATGATCCCCCTAACAACGTTCCTGAAGCGAGCTTTACACGATTATTAGCCATTATATAAACCTATTATTTTGTTGCTGCGTAGGTGGACGCACCTGAAGCCGCTGCATTTACCAAACCCGCTTTAAAGTTAGAGTCTATAACTGCTTGGTTACGAGCCGTTGAAGCATTGCCTCCGCCTATTGTGCTGTTTCTACGAAGGTCGGCAGAGAGTAAATCGGCTATAGAGGTTATGTCACTCTCTACCTGCATGGCTCCTATCTGTATATCGGTACTTAAAGTATTCGTGGCGTTACGTATACGGCCTTCATAGGTTATCTTCTTTATCTCTTGGTCTGCCTGAAAGTTTGATATGGCTTTAGCGTTCAATATGTCGCCAGCCTTCTTGTCTGCTCCATACTTTATTATGAACTTGTCAAGTGCCTCTTGGGTCATTTGGTCTATGACTGCATCCGCATTTGAGCCTACACCTAAAGTAGTTCCTGAAGCTGACTGGTTAGCTATTAACGTACCTCTTTCTCTTGCTCTCTCCATACCTATTAAAGAGGTATTCAGATTCGCTTCATCCCACACCTTTACAATATCCTCTTCGTAAAGTATATCATTCAACGAATTGGTGGCGGATATTAGAGATATGTTAGCCTGATCTATGGCGTCATTGGTACGATTAGTGAGAACAGAAGTGGACTTGATAACCGATTGATTTAGTGAAGTTATCATCTTCTGCGCTTCTATGTTACTAGAATCAACACGATACTGTACCTCCGCATTGTACTTATTCCAGGAGTTAGCATTTTTATTTGTAGCCGCCCCTGTTTTTGCCGAAGATGAGGCACTGTACGCTGATGCGGCTAACGCTACGGCTGCGAAGATTAGAGGAAAAGGCATAATATTACCCCTATATTGCGTGTATTGTCTATCATAATACTACCTCTACATTATCAACTACACTTATAACCGTTAGTGGCAAAGGCTGTCTTTGTCTGATAAAGTACTCTATATTTCTGACCATGCCCTCGAATCCATCTACCTCATAAATTCCTGTGAACAAAGGTACGGCTTGACCCGTACTGTGATAAGGTTTTCTAAAAGGTTTTTCCTCTACCTCTTCCTCACCTTGCTCATTTACTATGCCTATCTCAAATCCTAATGATCGGTATAACTCCAAATGCGCTTCTATTATTTTATGCTTAGAAAGGGCCGATGAACCTTCTTTCGTAGGAACAGGGTCAAGTAGTGGTCTTACTTCAGAGTAATAATAAAGGCCAACTAACACGTTAGTTGCCGATTTATTCAGGGTTATCTCTCCGTCTACCACTATTTTAGGTGGGTGTATGTAACCGTTCGTAAGTATGTAGACCTCTTCACCTTCTAAATGGTCCAACCCATCTATCGTTGACGTAGCAGCCCCCTCATAGAACATGAATGAGTCTAAGAATCTTCCGTCCTTTGTATCTGAACCCTTGAACTCTTGCGCTTTCTTTTCAATGTAGTACTTATCCACACCACCGATAACTCTTTTCACTACCATCCAAAGATCGTCTTCACGATTAACTCCCGGAATAGAGCATACATCTATGAACTCTCCCTCTGTATCGTGCCTGTGCCAGGCTACAACATTGTGTTGCCTTTGGTACGTCATACCCAACAAAGCCCCATCGGAACGAACCGCCCACACAACCGAGTTAGGAGTTTGTTGGTAGGTCCAGCGAGTTATCGAAAACTCCTCCGTAAGATGTGGGGAGAGTATCGTTACGTCAGAAGCTTTATAACTGTCATAGTTGTAGTCATAAATAAACTCGTTGACCACCCTTCCATGTTTCTCTACGAATAGTGTGGTTAGACCAATTCTTAATGGCTTTATCTTTTCACTTCCTTGATTCGTGGAGTTTTGGGTAAGTACCCCACCCGTAGGCGTTAAGGCCGCTTGCCCGTTTCCCGCTACTACCCACTCATTACCTATAGTTCCTATGTGCAATCCTTTAACGGTCTGCATCCAGACTATGCGATTCTGAGTACCTGAGTCGAGGGTAAAAGTAATAGCATCTGCATCGACTAAAGTAGCTCCCAATTGTCCGAAGTGAGAAAAATCCCCGGCTCTTGATAACCAAACAGTTTGTCGATCTTTTAGTGACCCCCCGAAGCCTAATCGCTGCTGAATGAAGGCTACTGTTTCAGGCCAACCAAACGTATCGCTCCAATCAGTAGGCTGATCGGTAAAAGTTAACTCTTCTACCGTCCAACAATACAAGGCATTGCGTATAATAACGTGAGGCTTTAATGCTCCTTGAGCACAATACAGATAATCTCCTGATTGCGCGTAATCAAAATTCTCTATGTCCCATCCGGTAGGCATGTCAAGGTATACAACATCACCCGGAGTATAACTGACAGGTGTCCCAGTAGGACACTCTTCTGGAGCAGGATCAGGGTAAGCTAATAGCCCATCATTAACCGCAAAAACTACCCTTACAACTCCTGACGTATGGCGAAAGAACAATAGTGCATAAGCTTGAGATTCGTTAAATATAAACTCTACCATCCTTACTTGAGGATTCGCAGGGTCTATACCAAAATCGGACAAAGACGCAATGAACTCTGATCCCGCTCTCCGAGATACTGGTCCTTGCGTAGCTACGATCATGTTCTTTATAACTTTACTACCGTTTTTATAACGCTCAAAATCTCTCCTTCCATACATAAGAGGAGAGACTTCACCGGCTGTAAAGTTATTTTTTTCTCGCCTATAACCCATTTTACCAACTCGAATTAAAAGTATCTGTATCAGGGTCGTTATCAAACTCCCTGTGATCGGTTCCAATACTGGCTTCTATAACTGCATTGTAGTTAAAGTCCATTTCAAAAGCTTCATACAAGGAGCGTACTTCTCTAGCTGAAGCACCATTTAACGGACCCGCAAGCTGCGCTACCATTAACTTTGCTACGGCATTTTTGAAAGTTATTGAAAACTTCGCAGCATTTCTTTCTTTCCGAGTGTACTTCAAATACAATTTTTCTTGTTGTACTGTGGCTATGTATCCGCCTACCTGTTCCCAAGGAATACTTCTTCCAAAAGGCGTAATATCCAAGGGTATAGCACAATCTGAAGGGATTACATAAGCGACCCTACCATCTCCAAAATCCTGAGAAGGGTCTATATCAATTGGCTTTATGTCCCTGGCAAAAGGCCAATCCATTTTAGAGAGTACCAACTCCACGGCGGCTTCATATGTAAACTTATAGAGCCTTACCCGCTGGTTAGCTGAGTCCTCTAACGTACTTATGGCTTTATGCCCTAATAAGCTGAGAGAGTAATTACATATGGAAACCGCCGAAGTCAACATTGCTTAACTCCCAATTATGTCGTCAAGATCATCGAAAGCTTTTGAAATCTCAACAGACGATTCTTTCTCGGGTGCTTCCTTCATTCGGGCAAACTCTGTACTAAGTTCAACTACCGTATGCTTCACTTTCCCGGTATTATCAATACGTGTCACCATATTGTTACGTACTTCCAAATACCGAGCAACCAAAGTTGACCAGCCGATATTCTTGGAGAAGGTTATCTGCGGGTACTTGATACTGAGGAACTTTTTAAGGTCATCCAGTTTTCCTTCCATCTCCATAAGTTCACCTTCACTTATGGCATCAAAATCTAAAACGTCAAGACTCTTTTTAACCGCCCTTGGATTCTCCCCAAGAACGTGGAAATACTTGGGACACTCAGGAAACTCCGCATCGTCAAGCGTTAACTTCTCATTTCGAGAAACCGTATACACCTTGCCTCTTACACGTATCTGGCAAGTCTGGTCGCAAATCACTCTCATATTTTCACCTATAATAGTTATAAAAAAAAAGCCCTACCCAACCAATAAGGCGAGTAGGGCTTTTGTTTGTACATATGACAACACTAAGTTTACATATTAGTCTGAACAGGGAGTGAAATTACCCCACACGACCATGTACCGGCTGTAGTCGTTCCTACCAAGTCTACCTGTACGTAGCGTGCCGTATCCGTAGGTAAGAATACCTGACGAGTTTTGCCCACTAGATCAGTAGTAACCGTCATAAGCGCATCAGCAGCAGCTACGGTAGCCCCATCAGTTACCACAAAGCCTGTACAACCTGCCAAGTCTGCACTGCCCTGAATAAAAATACCGATAGTTTCACCTATGGCCGCACCTGCTGTTCCCAGGTCTATAACCGTTGGCGTACCATCGTGAGCCAGATCATCGGCTATCATCAATGAATTATCAAGAAACATATTTGTGTCTCCTATCTAACTAACACGTTAGTTGTTATGCCGAAGCGATTACCTGTGCTTCAGTCTCAAGAAGGGCATTGCACTGACGTATCGGTACACGCCGAAAGGTAGTAAGCTCTTCACCAAAAACTTCTTTGGCTCCAAGCGCAGCGTTATTCTTGTCAGTAGCGGCCAAGTCCAACATGGCCGCAATTGCCGGAGGAGCATAAAACATCTTATTGCCAACCGCTCCCGGTGGGAGAGTATGCAGCGCCTTAATCATGGCAATGTACAGAGCTTTCTGAGTTGCTTCTACCGCGAGGTCGCTTACGTCGATGTTGCAAATACGTACAACACAACGCCAGTCTTTTACTACTAAGCCCATTTTCCACTGGTAATGAGATACGTAACCCTGGAACCAGCCACCGTCATTATCTGACAACCGCTGTTCTCCTTGATCTTCCTGAAACAAACCCGCTCTTGATCCTTTCGGAAAAACTCCAAACACGGTAGAAGGCGACCAGATTACCAGCCATACGGATGCAAGGTTCTCCGTTCCCGCAAGCGAAATAACGTTTGACAACTGTGAAGATTGGACTACCGCACCCGGTTTTACTGTGGCAATGTCGGTTACGGCGTAACGCGGCCCGAGGCCAAGAAACCCTTCCGGGGTAAGATCGGTGTCACAATAGAAAATAGAACTCGCCATTTTGTTAGACATACCCTCAATATGAGGCTTGTCTTCGTCAAGGCGAAAAGCGGCAGTATTGCCATTAAGATCAGCAACTTCTTTATCTACCGCAGCATAGTCTTCTACGATACCGATAGTGTCCTCAACCTGAATCTTTTTCGAGGAGGTAGGCTTAACACCTTTGTAAGCCCTCCGAAAAACCGGCTCAGGGATGTCTGAACGAATTGTTGAACGGTGACCAGTGGGAAGATTCCCCTGAACCATGGGAATGTCCATTATGATCGGATTACTCTGAGCGTAGAGTTCAGCTACGTCAGCTATAGACCCATCGGGGTCTAAACCCTTTGCAACGTTTATAAGGTTCGGGTATTCCGCACCTGTAAGGGGAGCAAAAGCCATTTTTGTTTCTCCTCAGATTGTTATTCTTTAGTAGCTGAAGGGTACATCTTTTCAGCCGCCGTCATTTTTTTAGTTGCAGGTGTGTTGGTATCACCACCTACAAACGATCCTTCTTTAACCATTTCCCCTATTGTCTTAAAAATGTCCATAAGAAGAGGATGATTACCGTAGCCGGTTTCGACCAGCATACCCCGTAGTCCTGGGTGTTTTGTTTCGATGTAAGATACACCTGAATTGGCAAGCCCTAAATTTTCTTTTGCAGCTTCGCCCCACTCTACCAACTTTGCTTGACCTTGGTCCGAAAGGTCTTTCAAAGCTAGTTGTTCTCGACCTGCGTACCACTCATTAACCTTACCCATAACTCCGTCAAGCTGCTCTTGGGTAAGATTGTTCTCATGGGCAAATTGCCCTAGTTCAGGTGGTGTACCTTCAGGTAACTTGTACCCATCAGGAGCGGGAATCTCAGGAGCCAATTTAGCGCTTACCAATCGGTTCGCCAAATCTTCCACAGATTTTACGTCCTTCAGTCTTTCGTTACTTAACAGTTCTTCGGAGAGTCCAACTAACACGTTAGTTGCTTCTCCTCCACCTTTTTCCTCACCTTCAATTACAGGTGTGGTAGTCTCCGGTGTAGCTGTACCAGCAGTAGTGCCCTTATTACTTTCTCCTTCCCCTCCTTCACCATTAAGTAAAGTGTTATTCTCTTCGCTCATTTTCGACCTCCATCGCCTTTTCTTTTAATAGTTTAGAGTAGTAATATAAATCACAATCTTCCAATACTGCCAGCATATCTGTAAACACCGATCTGCGCCCCTCAAGGTACACAGTCTCGTCTGAATTAGTTACGTAATTATTACCGTTAAAGTTGGAAATGTCAAGTAATAAATTCATAACCTCGTAAAAACCTTTCGTATCCATGATTTCACGTATACGAGTTATCTTTAATAGGTAACGTTTCTTATCGTCTTTTTCCTTTTCGGCGTTTTCTTCACCCGCTTCTTCAAAGTCTTTATATTCATCCATTCTCATATTATGCCACCTAACTCCTGCTGGGAGAGAAGAGATTCAGTCATTATCTGTCCTGTCTCTGCTCTGGTCTTATCAGCGTTTGCCAAAGCGGGAGAAGTTTTAGAAAGAATCTCGGCCATCGCCATATCTTTTGCTTCTTTTTCTTTTGCTTGCTGTTGTTTTTGCCGTATAGCTCTTATTTTACCGACCTCTTCAGGGGTATTTATTATCCGTTTAGACGTTCCATGGGCATCTACAAATTCATCAACAGCTTCGTCAACTTTTATCTTATCCAAAACTTCAGGTACTATCGCCGCTGCTTGTCCTACAAAGGCCAATGTCTGTTCGATAGATTTTGCTGCTACCAGTTTTTGTACCTGTGCCAATGGTGAAATCATAGTAGGTTTTATAGCTCCCATCATTTCCAAATACTCATCGGGAATGTCTGGAAATCTACCTTTTCGCAAGTTTATGTTAAAGCAACGAATAATTTGAGGTATAAAAAACTCTGGTATAAACCTCTCTATAACCGCACCTAACCGTAAAAGCTTCTCTCCCTCTTTAACCTGAACCTCGGCGGCTTTCATTGGAGAAGCATTAGGGTCACGGGAAGCTGTTAAAAAAATGTCATTGAAAAACTTGAGCTTTATAGCCATTTCAATTTTTTCAATCTTCGTATCTATCCCTGCATAGTTGAAGTTACGTGCATACAAGGGACTAACCTTGTCAGCGGGGTTACGGTAGTAGTTTTTAGCACCTGGAAGGGAGCGTAATTTACCTCTCATATATGCGGGAGCGGAAAGCGGTGGGTCTATCTCCCTGTGAACCGCCATTCGATACCCCTTCTCCATTTCCTGTAGGCGTTTTATCTCCGCTAAAACCTCTGAACCCGGGCCAACTCCGTAAGAGTCAGAACCTATTATCTCCCATCTTCCTATCGGAACTGGAAACTCATAAAAGCCAGATACCATGAGAGGACTTGGGTTAATATTGTTACTAGTTATCAACGCAGATAACGCAGCGTCACCAGACCCACCGGCACCAATCTCCCATATGATTCTTTTATAAGGTTTATCCTGATACTTTTGGGGGAAAACTCCTTCAAGTATAGCTACAAACTGCTTGTCCCTTATCGAAGAGTTGTTTTCCGCAAGCCTTTTTGTACTCTCCGATACCCTATCCTTCCCAAACTTTTCAATAAGGTTACTTGGAGACTTGAACATCACTCGGTAAAACTTATTAGGTTTACCAAGATAATCAGTCGCAAAAACGTACTCTCCGTTTGTCAGAGGTATGAATTGAAAAGGGGGGTCGTCTATATCTGAATCTATGAACAGCGCACAAGTGCCAAACCCGGCTAACTCTGTAACAGCGTTCGCATTAGCCGTATAAAAATTGCTTGACGAAAAATCTTCTACCAATACTTCTTTTGCTTCATACATCCAGTTCTTAAAAAAGGGAACGTTCTTCAGCGCTTTGTTCCCTATCCCTAATTCCAACCAAGGTCTATTCGATGGAAACAAACCTCCTTGTATGCCTGAAGTGAGTACCCTAAGTGCATCTCTCGCTATGGTATTGATAGCCTTTGGCGAAGTAAGCTTTCTCTTACGGGGCACTGAAAGGGTGCTGAATATGCCTCTTCCCGGTAATAGGTAATCACTAATTTCTACCCATTCGGCTTCCCACTCCGCTCTCTCTGCTTTGAGCGACAGGTATTCGGATAAAGCTTTATCCAAACTATGATTTTCCATTATTTACCTGTTAAGATAGAGTTGGCCGTTATTGGGTCTTGGTAGTCAAGAAGTGGAGAAGTTAGTATTGTGGCTGTTCTACTCTTCTTCTTAGCTTCATCTGCTTCGTACTGTGACTCCATCTTCTTTTTCAATTCGGCTGCTTGCTTTTCCCAATCCATATCAGCCGCATCTGTCCCAAGGATAGTAGGCAAGGAAGAGAGGTATTGATCGTTACTAGCTTGCAACGACTGCAACTGCTGCTTGAAGGAAGACTCGTTCGATTGCAAAGCTAAATCTGTCTGAGACTTGTAGCTATCCAACGCCATTTGAAACTGCTGCGTGGTGCTATCTGTGTTCGGTGTATAGTTAGGGGGTGCAACCATCCCGCCGCCTTTTCCCATATTATCCCCCTAAAATAGTTTGGTCCCCACCTAACGGTGAAAGACCTGATAAGAGTATGGAAGCGTTAGGCTTTACGCCTTTCGTCGTTCCTACAACTTTTTGTGAAGCTGTCTTCTTAGCTTCTTCAACAGTAGAACCGTCACCTACCTGAATAGTAAAATCCTCAAACCCTTCAGGTTTGCCCACTTCAGTAAAAAGCTCGTTAATCTGTTCGTCTTGTCCGGTAGACCAAAGAGTTGAGAAATAGTCGCTTATCCTCTTACTTTTATTATCATCGGTTACATCGTACTGGATACCGAAAAGAGCTGCGTTCGACTTTTCTCTGGCTATCTGCTGGTTGACGTAATCAACCGCAGAGGTAGAAGCGGTATTACGGTCAGAGAGAATTGTGTCTCTCTTCTCAATTTTTTTGTTACGTTCCAACTCCGCAAGTTTTGCGTCTTGCTCCGCTTTCTGTTGCGCAAGTAAAGTGGCTTGTTCTTTCTGCGCTTTTTCTAAACGTACCTGCTGCTCTTTTTGACTTTGTGCTAACTTAGCTGAGTACTCGTCTTGCTGACGTTTATACTTATCATCATAGTATGCTTGCTCAGAAAGTGGAGCAACGTATTTCGTAGGGTCTACTTCGTTGCCTTTTATCTCTTCAAACTCAGACGTTCCTTTAATGCGTTTCCTACCCGCCGCTACCGGAGTAGGGTTCGCCGCATTGTAGGAAGCTAAGTAAGATGAATATTCCGCAGAGTAAGATGGTTTTGATGAACCTTTTCCCATAATATATACCCTAACTACTTCTTAACTAACTGTTAGTTAGACTTTATGTTTATGACTGCTGTATCTAATTCCCCTAGATACTTGCACCCGTTTGGAACTTCTGTGACCCGTTTGAACCCTACCCTGCGAATGTAAAGGTTCGCTTTCCTATTACTCGCCGGGATTATCCCTATAATGGAAGTAAGGTAAGGCTCCTCGTCATACTTCCAATATTTCAGTATTCTGTTTGTAGCCCATCTCCCTATCGCTATCGCTTCTTGGAACGTTAATTTTGGGCTAGCGCTAAAATGCATGGCTCCCATTTGTCCTGATAAGAGTACTACTGTAAACTCTGCTACCAGGGTAGCGTCACTTGCATCGGCAATGTAGTACATATTACGAGTGTTACGTAGTATCATTGCTTGAACATCTTTTGCCCCCGGATTCGATATATCCCCAAGCCGAAACTTTATTAGATCATTATCAGCTAAGTGGGACCAGTAGTTTACAACCAAACTTTTGTCAACCGAACTGTACGGTATTATTAAATATCTATCGTCTAAACTGATATTACCACATAATTTTATATCTGTCAAGTTTATTTTTTCCACAATGCAAATTACCCCCACTCTTTGTCAAGTTGCTCCATTATCTTACCGTCATACAGGTTATCGAAGTAGTTCTCTGCATCATACCTTCCTTGTTGTTCGAGAAGGTCGGACAAAACTTGCCTTACAACTGAATCCGTTGGCTTCGTAATCCCGTTTCGTATAAGCTCGTTTATGTCGGCTAGCTCTTCTCCTCCTCCTGCGAAAGTAAGAACCAAGGCATCCGCTTTATCTGGTGATTGACGTAGGATAGCCTTTATGGCTTTCTTTGGTTTTAGCTTTATCCTCCTGTTTGTGTCGTTATCTTCTAACAGCACGTTGGACAACTGCCTAATAAGCTCGTCATCCTTTGGTATCGACCCTGATTTTAACCACTTGAGCGTCATCCAATACATGTATGCTCTCATGTTGAAGCACCCTGGTGAAGGTGAAGCTTCCCCAAAGTACACTGGATGTACTACGTGGGCATAACCCATGTCATTCAGTCGGGCTATTACCCCTTCGCCGTACCCTGCATCTATGTACATGATGCTTGGGTGATACTGGTCTATCTGCTGCTTGATGAAGTTAGCCTGAAAAACCGAGTCTTTGTTGTCAAGGGTAATTATCTCTCTAACAAGCGGTCCTTTCCTCTTTACCAGTTGACTAGGATCGCCTGTGTAACCTACATCGAATCCCCACACTTCTGCTGCGGAGCGTGTTACGTGGTCTGGAACTTCTCTGCAAACGGCATCTGAAACGATTTGAGGGGAGATTAAACGGTCAGGTGCTTCTGCGAAGAAGTCACACTCATACTCTCTTGCGAAAGCATCTGGACGCATGATACTCTTTAACGAGTTTATCTGTTCTTCGTTGAATACTCCGGTAGAGTAAATGTCGTACAGTACGGAATCCCATTCCGGGAACTTCTTCTTATCCTTACCCATGCAGTACATGTCATAGAACAAGTCAAGCCCTTTAACAGTACCGATAATGAACCCTCTACCATTACGGTCTGACATAGCAGGATAGATAACTTCATAGAAAGCATACTCAGCTTTCTCCCATGAAGCCATTTCATCCAATACGGCTCTGTCCATATACACACCACGTAGCGATTCAATGTTCTCTGAACCTGCTAGGTATATAGATGATGTAGATGGGCCGATAAAGAAGTCTATACGTAGTTCAGTCTCGTTGAAGCCAACTAACCCTAGTGCTTCGAAATTTTTGAGGTAGAACTTGAAGTAGTTCCATACCAGACGTTTAGCCTGCTTCTGATTGGGAGCTATGTAGTAACCCCTGAAGTCGGGTATGCCTGACAACGCTTCCGTTATTAGCCATATAACCCCGTTGACCGTTTTACCGAACCTCCTATGGCATACCGCAACCAAGAACCTATAGATGTTCAGCTTGCTTGCTATATCCATTTGGCATGGTCGTGGCTGGTACGGTATAACTACCCTTCTCGTTGCCTTGGTGTCGTATACTTTTGTCATAACTAACGTGTTAGTTGAGGGAAGGAGGAGAAGTTAGTTGGCTGAGTGAAGTTCTATAACGGGCTGATTCAGGTTGTTAGTCAACCTTCGTGCCTGAACATTATCTAGTTCTTTCGGTCTTTCGAAGACCACCATGATGTTAGTGTTAGCTCCTGCTCCGTTCGCCTCTGGTTCTTTTTCTCTTCTATCGTGGTAAGCTCCAAGACAGAACTTAACCAAGGCAGAAGGGAACTTGTCCTGTAGCCCATTCACTATATACTTGTCTTCTATTTTGGTAAGAGAGCGGAGAATAGTTCCAACTGATGCTTCGGGGTATTTTGATAATCCCTCTTCATAGTTCTTCAAAGTTACGTTTATGTCGTAACTTCTATTGAACCCAATGGCAAGGGCCAAACCAGGAACGGTTGGGATAGAAGATTCTAACTCGGTCATTGTGAAGTACATATCCGCAAGTGTTTCTATAAGCATGGGGTCATGCATGGCTACATTATTCATAAGGGTTCCTCTATTGCTGGTTGAAGTAGGTATTGAATATTATACTATCTTTTGTAGGTATTTGTCAAGAGCGATTTTCAACTAACCCGTTAGTTAGATGTAAGTAGTTGAAATTGTTAGATATATTGTGTTTATAACTGTTTGGGTTTGGAGGGAGTTCACAGGGTGGGATTGATAGCCTGAATCGGGTGCTAGATTAAATATATTGGCCCTTGGCTCGATTTGCCTGATGGTGTGGGTATATTGGGTCAGGTCATATATTTACGTTTCTTAGGAGCGAATATATTGAAATGCTGCTTTGTGGTAGGTAAACAAAAAAAATCCCTTCAGCACCGTGGATGAGTCGGCACTGAAGGGATTCGGGAGGGAGGTCACGCCCTCTGGTAGCGAAGAACCTTTACCGGGGAGAGGAACAGGCAAAGGGTACAAGAAGGGCCGAACGGTTTTTGCTTCCGGCCACGATTAAATTTCAATATAACACTTTTTATAATTGAGTCAATAAATATTTTAAAAAAGTTTCTGCCATCCGGTAGTTGACAATTCTTTGTCATGTGGTAGTTGATAATTCTCTGTCATCTGGTAGTTGACAACTTTAAAAAATTGAAAAATTATATTCTGTCAACTACCAGTTGACAACTTTAAAAAATTGAAAAATTCTATCTCTGTCACTCGGTAGTTGACAACTTTAAAAAATTGAAAAATTCTATCTCTGTCACTCGGTAGTTGACAACTTTAAAAAATTGAAAAATTTTGTGTGTGGTCCTGTCACCCCGCCGCCGCACCTACCATTTTCCCCCTACCCCCCCCTTTGATGATCGAGCGCTCAGTCAGGTACATGGACGTGTCAAGTGACACGCAACTTGTCATCTACCAGTTGACACATACAGGATATAGCATTGACGCTTGACGTGTCAACTGACAGAGTACGTTGTCAACTAGATAGACCTGGCAACTAACCAGTTAGTTGACCGGGTAGTAGCATTGCCACTTGACACGTCAAGTAATGTTTCACGTGAAACGTCCGGGCAGTAGTATTGATACTTGACGCGTCAACTGTAGTTAAGAAATGGCTTTGTTAGTTAGCTCCACCTTCCATAATTTATATATTTTGTCAATTTTCCAACTATCCGAAATCATTAAGTATTACTACTCTGTCAACTAACATTTTTGCCTAACAAACAGATGTCAAATGGTCTTAACTACAGATAATCATTATATAAAACACATGTCAAAACTGTTAGGCCTAACCATTTCGACTGATAGCATCCTTGTTAACTGACTGAAAAGACTGACAAAAACTCATGGGCGAGCAAAAATACATCCTTTTCAAAAGTCTATAGGAAAAAAAAAAACAAGGTCTAATTATTATACCAATTTATGAATATATTATACTATACTTTCCTTATAACAAGAATTATGCAAACATGTAAGGATGCATAATCATGTAATTTTCTCAATGATATCAAATAGTAAACTACTACCCAAGACTTCTATCTGACAAGTACATTAAAAAGGCACTTAAATACCTACAATTATTGATAAAAGTACTAGGTTACACACTTTGTCAACTGCTACTTGACGTGTCAACTAAAAGCGTATTATACCTATAACTATCTGTTTTCAATCAGTATATTACATCAGTTGACAACCTGTCAATTATGTTGCAATGCACCATTGTATACTTGACAACCTGTCAATTATGTTGCAATGCACCATTGTATTATGTTGCAATGCACCATTGTATACTTGACACTTGACACTTGACACTTGACACTTGACACTTGACACTTGACACTTGACACTTGACACTTGACAACGCCTACCCTTCCCAATTTGCTTGTTTAAGCCACGTAAATATATGATCTAGGCTATCCTACCCGCCCCACCTTGAAAGTCGCTATACAGAGCAATATATTTGATTCTCCCCCCCTTTCAGGCTAATCTACCCACCTAGATATAATGCAAGTCGGGATATAAATTATTTTATCTAATAATATTAACTACTTACCCTCATTTCATGGATAAAAACAACTAACTAACGGTTAGTTGTTAAAAATAAATACTTGCAATCTGTTTTAACCTGCTGTATTATTATAGACAGGATGAGGGACACAACAAACACCAATCAAAGGGAGGTCACACCATGAAAACTAACACCACTACAAGTCATCTTTGTCCAATCGCCCTTTCAGTACTTAATCACGTCAGCAAAGCTAATGGATGGAGCGTCAAAGATGACACCGCCCTTAGTGCAGCAGGTACAATGGTACGATTCACGGCGAAAACATGCGTTATATCCAATGCAGGTCAGAAAATAGTATTGAAAATTGGTACTGCGATAAAGCCGATAGTATCCCAAATTATTATTGTCGAAAACAAAGCAAAAGAAGCACTCAAAGCAGATACAACTGCAAAACAACAAACACCAACAATCAAACCAAATGAAGAGGTAAAAACCATGACTGAAATTACACCAAACACCGTAGCAAAGAATAAAGCCACTGCCGCTGCAAAAAAAGCCGCTGCCGAAAAAGCAAACGATGCCCTTAACTTGCTTGCCGATCCAGAAGAAAGCACTGAAGTCACACCAGCCACTCCTGCAAAGACGGGCAAAGTAGAGGCCTTCAAAGCTGCGACGGATAAAGTGGTAGAAACTCCCAAAGCTCCCAAAGAAGTCAAGGCTCCTGTTATCGCAAAGCCTCTTGTTAATCCTGCCGGAACAGCTACACCCGTTTTTGAAGAACTGAAGGCCGCCTGTGACAAGACTGAGAAGGTCGAAAGCGTTATAAAATCCATGTGGGAAGAGATCGGGAAGAAGTTTAACAACTCTATTTCAGGCATTACCACTGCTCTGTTGGCAGAAGGACTCTGGCCGGCTCGCAAGGACGCTAAAGGTAACTTTGTAGCCGATCCAGACGGCAACCAAGTACCTGCCGGTTATCAAGCCGTATACAAAGCGGAGAAAGCGAATGGTGTAAAAGGCGCAGGTCATTATGTAAACACTGCTGCTGCTGCTTTCGGTCGAATCAACATGGAGAAAGGCCGCATCAAAGCAGAGGAAGACAAGAAAGCAGGGAAACCTACCCCCGTCGATGATACACCGACCGAAAAACAGCTTAACAAGTTGCTCCTGCAACTGGAGTCAGCTGCACAAAAGTTGACCGCTGGTCAGCTTAAAGAGTGGCTGGAAACTTCCAAAACCATGGCACCTGTTATCGATGCGATCGTTGCAGAACGTGAAGCATTGAATGAACTCGGTTAATACCTGTTCTTTATAAGCCTGTAGGGTGTACAATTTTCAGAATAATATTGTACACCTTATCAGATTTTTAATGGAGGTATTGCCATGTATCTATCTAACAAGTGGAAGTTGCGACAAGTTGCGCTATATGTAGTTATGCGCCTAGTCGCAAAAAGTGCAGTCAAGAGTAGTTTTGGCGAATGGATGAACCAAGACTATAAAAAGGAGTTAAGGTCAGTAAAACAACTCAGGAGAATGAACCAATGAACGCAAAAGAATTGTTAGTTGTAGGTATAATATCTTTGATTGGCTGGTTAATAATTGGGGTAGGAGTAGGAATAGGAATAGAGATTGTTAAAACATTCCTTAACTAACCGTTAGTTGATATTAAAATCGAATGGAGGTCACACCATGACGGACAAAGCCGAAAAAAGAGACTACTTAATACTGAATATAGATACACGAGTTGATAAAGTATTTATACAGGTAAACAAAAAGACGGACACAGATATGTGTTATAACCTGACTTTTGCGAAGTCAAACAGAGAATATTATCTTGTATGTCAAGGATTCTTTGTACCTTGTTATTCAGGTAGGCATGAATCATCTATTTACGGAGACGTTAATACCCGAACCATAGTACACTGCTTGAAAGTGCTCCCGAAAATATTGTATAATAAAATCAATTTGGTTGAGGTTATTGCGGATATAATCAAAAGGGAAAAGCTTAACCTGTATCAGATAAATGTCAATTCCAATATGGACTATTCGCAAGCGAAGAAAATCAATATCTTAACTCTTTCTACTATTCAAACGGAATTGAATAACCAAGGATTCCCAATAGCTTTTTAACTAACACGTTAGTCATCATCTAACAAAACTTTATGGAGGTCACACCATGACAAGTATAGATAGAATAGAAGCCAGTTGTCTTTCTTACCTCGAACCCATTGAGCAACACTACCAGTCAACAATAAAACCCGAAAAACAAACTCCTTACAATAACGTAGAACTACTGAGAAAACAGTTTGCTGAACTGGAAGCAAGGTTTCAATCAGTTGTTCAGGCAAGTGCGCAAGTTATAGCTGCACAGCAAAACTGCATCAAAGAGCTTGAAAAAGCTATTCACGCCTTGAAATACAAATAATCCTCAGGGCTAACAATACCCGGCCATACCAAGGACCGGGTATTTTCTTACTTGACAAAATATATTTTAAGAGTTATAATAGCTCTTTACGGTGAATATTATGGATTTCTTGAGAGGTCTAGTTACGATTATTCTGTTATGTATTATGTTAATCGGCTTTATTATAGAGCTGGCAAAAAGTGTTTAACTAACGTGTTAGTTGGCATTAAAAATTAAAGGGAGGTCACCCCATGTTACCAAAAATAAATCATGAACAATATGAAAAGCTGTTAGATGTTGTAATGGCGTCAGGGCACCCATTGCTTGTAGTAGGCAAGCCTGGGATAGGCAAGACACGTGCGCTGAAAAAATATTCAGTAAAGAGAAATGCCGATTTAATTATATCACACCCAGCTACAGATGCCCCGCAGGATATAAAAGGTTATCCGGCAAAAACAAAGATAAAGCTACATGCTGAATCTGACGACTTGGAAGACATTCTTATCAATCTCTCAACCGAAGAAGAGGAAATTGACGTAGCTACCTTCTTACCTTTCGGCCAGATGTTGCAGATACTCCGGGCAAGGAAGCCTACTATATGGTTCTTTGATGACTTTGGGCAAGCGCCGCCTAGCGTACAAGCCGCCCTTATGCAATTGATAGGCGACAGGGAGTTATGCGGTAAAAAGCTACCTGATTGCGTCAAGATCGTCGCTGCTACTAACGGCAAGGAGCATAAAGCGAATGTAAACTACTTACTCGAACCAATAAAATCACGGTTCGGTATGATAGTTGAGTTGATGGAGGACTTGCCAGGCTTCCGGGTATGGGGTGATAACATTGGTCTACACCCTAATGTGATGCTGTTCCTTGAAGCTTTTCCTGAATCTTTTTGCGTGTTTAAAACTGATCTAGGTATGGAGAACAGCCCGAACCCAAGATTATGGGAAAAACTCTCTGACCAACTTTACGCTTTTGAAGCGACAATTGTAACAGACGACAAGTTAAGGGAAATAGTCGCTTGTGGTTGTGTTGGTGAAAGTCATGGTAGACAATTCTCTGCTTTTGAGCGGGTACGTAAAGTTATACCCACTTATCAGGAGATAATTAACGATCCTGAAGAGTTTCCGATAAATCATCCAGTAGACCAACGTATTGCTATTCTTGGCATGTTGGCTACACAAGGGAAACCGAATCATGCCGATGCAATCTTTACTTATGTCAAGAAAATGGCGAAAGAATATCAGGTCGTCTTCTTCAGGCTCGTTAAGCGCTATAACAATGACTTAACTGGTACGGATTCAGCGCAAAGATGGTTCGCTGCTAATATGGACATTTATCTAGACTAACTAACTAACAGTTAGTTAAGGAGAATAGTGATGAAAAGAGAGATACCACCGGAACAGTACGAGGTAAGAAACTATTGTACTGAGGACATAGAACACGATTTGAAACTAATGCTTAATATTTTTGGTCCTGATGATCCCGATGTCAAAAAATATCAGGCCGAATTGGACAGAAGAAATGGAGAAATGGAGAAATGGAGAAATGGAGAAAGATGAAATAAGGGAGGGATGACCATGTTTGATAACAAAGACCTTGAAAAGATAAGAGCAAAAGTAGTTGCGGATTATCCTCTTCTTTCGTCGTTCATGTTCAACCTTGAAATGAATTCTAACGAGTTTATACCTAATCTTAAGGTGAACATGAAAGAGGTTATGTATAACCCTGAATACATGGCAAGCTTATCGCCAGTAGATCAGATGGTAGCTTTCATACATGAAATTGCCCACGTATTTTTAGGTCACCCACTACGTATCAGACCAGTACACGACAAGGAGAAAATTCAAAGAGCGGCAGATTATGCGGTTAATGATCTTTTAAAGGATATGGGGCTTCCGGTTCAGTACAATTTCTTATGGTCGCATGAGTTTACTGGAATGGCAATGGAGGAGATATATGCCAAATTGGAGAATAATCAAGAGCGCAGACCTCAACCAAAGTGGAACGAAAAAAGTCAAGGGGAATGTATGCCTGATTCCAAACCTTCGCCGGGAGGAGGAGACACGCCAGAACAAATAGAGAAGAAGCTGGAAGAACACGCAAGGAAGCAAATGGACGCTATCCAACAAGCTCGGATGATGGGAGATATGCCTGCTAACTTGCGTAGACGGTTAGATAAGATGACCGAATCGAAAACGGATTGGCGACAGCTTTTACCTTCTACTATCGAAGACGTACTCGGAATGGAGGACTACACTTTCGAGCATCCAGATAGACGTTATGATTGTAAGTTTATCCTTCCTGGTATGGTGGGAACGAAAGTTGGCTCGGTAGTCTTTGCTGGTGATACTTCAGGTTCGATAAGTACGAAACAGCTCGTGGCTATGTCTGCTGAGGTTATGGGCTGTATTCAGAATATAGCACCCGAAAAGACTTATGTCATATGGTGTGATTCGAAAATAGGCTCGGTACAAGTATTTAATGAAGGAGAGGAGCCTGAGCTGAACCCAGTGGGAGGAGGGGGAACGGACTTCAAACCGCCTTTTAAGTATGTAGAGGATAACAGCATTGACCCGATAATGCTGATATACCTGACAGATGGGTATTGCAGCAGTTTTGCAAAAAAGCCGGACTATCCAGTTATATGGCTTGTATGGCAAGATCAGTCTAAATTCGTACCGCCTTATGGTAGGGTAATCGTAATGTAACTAACATGTTAGTTGGAGGTCACAAGATGAGTATACTTAGCAAGATTAAACTTCTGTTTACTTACGGCCCAGAGCTAGAGGAGATGGTAAAGAAAGCACGAAAGGAGCAAGAGGAGCGTATAAGTTTTGAGCGTATGCACAACTTAAAACTGTGTAGGAAGCACCGGCAAGAATCCCCACATTCGGAATACGCCGAAAGCAATTGTGACTACTGTAAACTCTTGCATGAGCTAATAAAGGGAACGTCGAGTGCAGATTACAGAAGTCGTAAATAGTCAACAAGGGTTTATCAAGTAAGGGAGGTAAGGTCATGGAAAATAGAACAACTTTTTGCAGTGTGTTACAAGATCAAGATGCGATAATGACAGGGGAGGAAGTTTACCCTATAGCTGGTGACGGCTTCCTAGCTTCGTCTATGGTAGGACATACAGATATTTTGATTGAAAAATGTAGAGGGCTTAACCTTTATTGGAATTGCCTGGAAAAAGCCCTTATCGTAAGGGAGTACATTGGTAACGGCTTCGTGATCCTCGGTTCTCTATACGTCCACAATGAAGAGCGATCAGGAAACTACGGATATGAGTATAACCCACCGTTAGAATTCCATGCTTGGTGGCAACCAGAACTACGCTCCGGCAGTATTATAATAGACATAGCCTTGCCTGGGGTTATCCTGAAGGGTAAGTCTATAGTAGACGAGTTTGGTTCCATTCTTTCAGGCCGGGAGCCTTGTATACTGTCGGGTAAGCCGTTAGACTGGATGGAGTACAGGTCACTCGATATTTTCAACATTTGAAGGAGGAGCGAATATGCCTTGGTTTAAAATTGCTACTTGCCCTGTGTGTGGTAAGAGATTAAAACTGAAGAAAGAGAATAGGTTAGTTACCCATGGGAAGAATTGTTCTATTGGTCGGCTAAAATGCTCCGGTTCTAACAATTCAGGCAAAGAAATAACCCATGTGTGGAAGCCAAAGCCCGCATAAAATAACTCTTGACAAAATATATTCGTTGTGTTACTATAATAAATGTCACAATGCGGAATTAACCCCAATATTAGGTAGCTAACAGGTATACTATGTCAAACATAACTATACTACGGCCAACGTGGGATCAGGCTGTAACAGCAAAGTCTTTTGCTCTTGAAGAGAATACTCGGATACCTAAACTGGTATCCGAGTATGAGCTAGGACTAAAATTCACATATGCAACCACAGAAGTAAAAACAATCTCAGCTCTATATGGTTTATTATCCAGATGTGCAGATAAAAAAGTCATAAGGATATATGGCCGACCTGTTCAAGGCTTAGGTCCGATAGCACATAGACGCATGACAGATTTCGAGTGCGAAGAAACGAATCTGCTAATGATTGATGCTGATAGCTGGCCTGTTCCAGACGGTTTTTCCTTGGGGACAAAGGAAGGGATACGAAAAACCGTAAATGAAATAATTGTAAATAGAATGGGTTTAGAGGTACTTAAAGGAGTACAGTTTTGCTGCCTATTATCTTCAAGTATGTGGTCGAAAGATAAGTTAAGAGCGCACTTATACTTTTTACTCGATGAACCCGTACCGCTTAAAAGTCTACACGCTTGGGGCTTTGACCACAACGCACTAAACGCAGTTTATAAAATAGATTATAGGTCTTTCCACCAGATACAGCCTGACTACATATCAAGAAGGGTATGCCAGGGATTTAACGATCCACTACCTGATTCATTGAGGTTAACTGAGCATTGTGACCACCTATCTCCCTATGTACGAAAGGCTGATCTGGTTGGATTGTTTAACGATACAGGATTAAAAGCAGGGTCGAGCACAACTAACACGTTAGTTAGCAAAGTTCCCATAGGGTCAACGTGGGAAAAGACGCTAGAGTTATGCGGTAGCCAGACCCACGGTATAAACGAACCCGCTTACAGGGCTTGCGCTCAACTGGTTCAAGAAGTAGGAGATTCAGCAGTTACCTCTGACTTAATATATCACGTTAACAACGTGTATACTAAGATGTGGGTGGCCATAGCCAAACACGGAGTAAGAGGGGCAAAAGAAGATCGGGATAGGTACACCAGAGAGAAGATCAAAGGGTATCTACAAACTGCTGTTAAGAAAAAATTCGGGGAGCAGTCAGACCTACACGTTAAAGACGTAACCGATGCAATTGAAGCAGTAAAGAATGGTGGTAATACGTCTTTACTCTTTGATAGGAGTTGCCTCGATGCTATAAGACACCTAAAGTCGAAGATGCCTGAAAGGTGGGTAGATGTAAGGGCAACGATAAAGAGGGAACTGAAGAGCAAGGTATCAATAGCTGATTTAGAAAAAGCTGCTTCTGATCTTGGCGATAAGCTTGACCCTGAGTTAATGGTTGAGTCTCTGATTGAGCAGTTCAAATGGATACAAGGAGAAAACGATAACTGCCTGTACTGCATGATTGAAAATGGTGACAAGTACAAGTTAATCTCTTTGGATGACGGGGTTGAAGAGGAAGTATACGCCAGAGCATTTGGTATCTACGGAGGTAAGTTACCTTTTCAGTTTGAGCGAATAGTGCTACGTATATTAATGTCTCGGAAGGATGACCCCATATATAGTCCTTTTAAACTCTATCCAGTTGAGAACAGGTGTTACTCAACAGTAATAAACGGTAAGAATACTACGTACTATAACCTTGGTACTACACTTCAAGGAGAAATGCGAACCGCTGTGGTATGTGAAAAAGGAGTTAAGATAATTCCATCAGTTAAAGCCCCTGTGCTATGGAGGTACACAACTAACACGTTAGTTGCTGAAGTAGACGACTTCCTTGAGCAGATAGAAACATTAGGAGAGTTGGGGAAGCAACTGTATATTGATAACTACTTGGAAGGTATCAGGGAGTTTACAACAGTTGTTGATAACCTTGATCTACTTGAGTTGATTGCATGGCAGACGGTAGCGGTAGTTAATACTGGAACCGCTAACCTGTTGCAAATAACCGGCAGGTCTGAAGATGGTAAGAGTAGTACTGCAATATTTACCAAAGAGCTATGCGATCCCACCTCAGCAGATATTAAAGAGGGTCCAGACCTACACAGTGGGTTATATAAGAAGGAGGACTTAGCAAAAACTCTTAGGAACAGGCATGTAACAGTCTTTGATAACTTGAGCGGTATAGCTCCAAGGGATCAAGATATGCTTTGTTCAATAGCTACTGGATGGAGGTACGATATGAGGGTAATGTACTCTCAGCGGTACTTAGATTTGATTATAAAGAAACCGCTGATACTGACCGCCTTGCTTGCGGTAACTACTAACCAAGATTTAAGGTCAAGAACTATCACGGTAGCAGTAACCTCCGATATGAAGAATTGCAAAGGGGATTTGTACGCTAAGTGGAGAGAAGAAAGCCCTAAGATGCGTATAGGTTTACTGTTCTTTGTTTCAAAGGTAATAGCAAGAGTCAACAAACTGAGAGAGAAGAACAGTGATTTGAACGATAGGTCTTTATGGAGTGACCAAGCAAGGATGGAAGCTGCCTTGTTGTTGAAAGTATATCCTGACGTAGAAAAAATGTCAGAGAAGAAACTAGCTCAAAAGGTAGGGGAAAGGAAGCGATTCGAGAACGCTAACGAAGCCGTACTTAACTCGGTTACAAGTTTGGTAATTGCTTGGATTTGTAATGACCCAATCTTTCTGAAGAAGAGGGAGATTTTTTTGAGCACTAACGAGTGCTACATATACTATCGTAATTTTGTAAATGAGAACGCAGGGAAGATAGTAAACGCTAGTGGTTTTTCAATAGAAATAGCACCAGCGAATATGGTGAAAACTGTCCGGTCTTTAGGAACTCGGTTAGGTGTATCTGCAAGAGACATACACTTGGTAACAGGGAGAAGAGTGATAAGCACTAGCGAGGGAATAAACCGGGGATGGAAGTTTTTTGAAAAAGCATACGAGGAGGTAGTAGAATGAAACTGGAAATGTGGTTAGAGTTAAAAGGGATGGGGCCAACTGAGCTTCGTAAAAAGCTTACTGAGCGATTCGGGGGTTCACCATCTAAACAATCTTTATCAAACATAGCCAAAGGGAAGAATCAAGCAAGCCTTGAGATAGCCCTTATGCTGAAGGAGGTCACTGACGGAGATTTGGATTTATGGAAGTTGGTAAATAACCCGAAGTATGTAGGTAAGTTGGGGGTAATGACAGAAGAAGCCCCGGGCATGGATGAAGTGGATGATCTTTTAAATAGCCTGTAATTAGGCGAACAAACCAAAACAAAAACAACAAACGGAGATACTAAAATGGCAAACTTGACTGTTGATCTTACAAACAAAGCTTCTATGCAACTGGCCCTTACCTTGATTGGTATGCTTATGAGCGGAGCTACCCCGGTGAATGTAACCGACTCGTTAGTTGAAGAACAAGGTGATGTTCTCAAAACCTCTGACGATATGGATTTGGGGATGGATATGATCACAGATACCGCTACTGATGGTGGTGGTCTGGATGACCTGCTTAACGAGCCTGAGCCTGAGCCTGAAGGAGTTACTGTTGAAGCCATGAAGTTGGCTTTGAAGGGTCTTATAACTGCCAAAGGGAAAGACGTTGCCATTGCCGAGGTTCGGAAAGCATTTGAGAAACTGAAGGTCGAGCGGATGGAGGATATTGTTGAAGCCAAGCGTGAGGCTTTCGTTACATATCTGAACGGAAAAGCAGCAAAATAACCGGCTACCTGTTAGTTGGGGTTAATACCCTTAACTAACAGGTTAGTTAGGGAGGTTACACAATGTCAGAACAGCATAGTAAATTAATGTCCCCTTCCAGTTCAGGGCTATGGATACCCTGTACTGCAATGCCTCAAGCTCTGCTCGATTCCGAGTACGTGGATTCAACAGGGCCGGAGGCTGGAAGGGGGACAATACAGCACGATGTAGCAAAGAGAGTAACAGAAGGAAAGATGACACTAGCTTCAGCCTGTCCAACAGAGGTTGATGGGGAGGAGTGGGACCAAGTAAAGACAGCGGTAGAGGCTATCTATACCTTCCTTCAGTCAGAAGGTGTAACGGTTAGAACAAAGTATTTGTTCCTTGAAAAGCCTGTCTCTTTCAGTGGGTGGCGTAAGGATTGCTTTGGAACAGGTGACTTTATATACTTTGATCCGGATACCTTAACTCTTTATGTTTTCGATTACAAGTTTGGAAGAGTGCTGGTAATAGTGGAGTGGAACAGTCAACTGCTTATATACGGACTGGCGGCAATAGAGACATTGATAAGAGAGGGGGTTATAACAGAAGTAAAGAACCTAGTTATTGGTATCTCTCAGCCGAAAGTATCTTCACTCTTGCAAACGCACCGCCTTACGGTAGCCGAGGCTTTGGATTGGGATAAGAATGTTTTAATCCCTGCGCAGAAAGCAATAGTAGAAGGTAAGGGTAAGTTTAATCCCGGCGGTCACTGTACTGCTAAGTATTGCAAAAACGCCCGTAACTGTTCAGCGTTCAAGGAGCAAGGTAGTAAGGATATGGAGTTGTTTGTTGCGGATTATCCTGTTGTACCTACCAAGGACACGATAAACTCTTTATCAGTAATGGAGTTATCTGACCTTGTTCAAAAATCTCTTGTCGTAGAAGGAGTTATAAAGGAAGTAAAGGACAGGGCAAAGAGCCTCCTCGAATCGGGAATGCCTGTTCCCGGGCTGAAGCTGGTAGAAGGTAGGGGCAAAAGGGAATGGACTTCAGAAGATGAAGCTATCACTTTCCTCACGGAGCAGAAAGTACCCGATGAAGAGATGTTTAACGTGTCAGTTAAGACGCTGCCCCAGGCTGAGAAACTTCTGAAGAAGGAGTTGAAGTTCTCTTGGGTCAAGGAAGGGTTCAAGAAACTTACTAAGTGGGTTCCAGGCTCGCCGGTATTGGCGCTTGAATCTGATAAAAGGAGTGCGGTACTACCTGAAAGTAAAAAGGAGGAGGTAGAAATAGAACTGGAAAAAACTGTAGAGGAATGGGTGTCGATGTCAACGGATACCAGTATAGACGATCTTCTAAGCGAGCTTGACTCCCCCAAAGGGGAGTCGAACGAACTGGACGATCTATTGAACAGTCTGTAACTAACAAGTTAGTTAAACTCGAAAAATCGAAAACTCGGAGAACCGAAAATGAAAGCATCTGAAATAAAAGCAAAAAGAGTAGAGTCACAAGACAATGTTGTACGCATACTGATAGCCGGTCGTGCATCCTATGCCAACCTGTTGGAAGCGGTGTTCGATGATCCTGAAAAAACTGCGGAGGGTGATCGGAAGTCTTACAAGAGTGCTATCTTGTTTCATAAGACTGTCGGTGCTGATGTGCTGGCAATAGTAAACAGAGCAGTTGCCGATGCAGTTAAGATCGGCATAACGAAATTTTGGGGAGGTAAGAAGCCCCCGGTTCTGCAACTCCCGGTTAACAACGGGGATATAAAGTTTCAAGAGGATGATTCTAAGTACGCCGCCTATCAGGGTATGTTCCACCTCTCGGCAAAGCGACAAGAGAAGTTCAGTCGTCCTATCCTTAAAGCCTACGGTAAGACGGTTACTTCAGGCGGGATAATCGAATCTGGTGACTGGTGTGTATGGGATATTTCTTTCTACCCATTTAACAACAAGAAGAAAGGGGTAGCCGTAGGTCTTAACGGCGTTACCCTGTTGAAAGAAGGTGAACGGTTCGGTGGGGGACCTTCTGAAAGCAGTATCAGTGATGAAGCAAGCTCCCTTTACGGTGACATTACCGGAGCAGGGGGCGATGCGTTTGATGACATACTTGGTATGGGGGCAGGTAAGACTGATGATGTTGAGGACCTGTTAGCTGGACTGTAACTAACTGTTAGTTAAGTTTGTGAGTTGTGGCGGAATTGGTGATTATGGAACTAAGGGATCAGGCAACCCGGAAGGTCTATTGTCGATTCAACGCCAGGTAACAGGGAGCGTGACAACCAGCCTGACGCAAACCTGTGCAGGTTCGAATCCTGCCAACTCATGATAAGCCTACTCTTTAAATAGGGTAGGCTTTTAAAATAACCTTGGTAATATATTATGAAAGGTATAAGCATTGATGGATGGAAAAGATTCGTTGAACTAAAGACACACCTTGCATCTGTAAGAGGCGAGGGAAGTGTTACAATGTCCGACCTTTGCTGTAAATGTGGACAGCCTCCGCCTTTTGATATCCGTTACCATGTTGGAAGTTACGATGATACCGCCAGCGGCATACCTGGGCAGAGATGCGCTTTTCCCGACATTAACCCGCAAGATGGAGAACACCTACATATTTATTGCAAGTGCGGTTATGATTGGTGTACCGATGTGCGGGACAAGTACAAACCTATATTAGATGAACCTGCCGATGATGTTGTTTACCCTGAAAAATTAGAGGACGAATAATGAACGTAACTAACGCCGACATTTTCATTGACTTCGAGACACGCAGCAAACTTCCGTTAGGGGGCAAGAGCGGGGTAGGTGCTTGGCGTTACTCGCTCGATCCAAGTACAAAGGTTCTGTGTCTTTCCTATGCGTTCGGGAACGATGAACCAAGCATATGGATAGAGGGTCAGCCGCCTCCTCGTCCACTTATGGCGGCTATTGAATCAGGTAAGAAGGTGCATGGCTGGAACTCAATGTCGTTTGAGCGAGCTATCTTTCACAACATATGTGTACCTAGACTTGGTTGGGTTGAGCCTCACCCGGAACAGTATCGCGACACGATGCTAGACGCTTTAACTCTTGCGTTACCAGCTAAACTGGAAGACTGTTGCAAGGCGTTAGGTACGTATGAACAGAAGATGGATGCAGGTAAGAAGCTTATAGACTTACTTTGTAAACCCATATCTACAGGAAAAAAGAAAGGTCAGTTTAGAGAAAGGGAAGAACACGTAAAAGAGTATGCTGAGTTGTACACCTACGGCAAGCAGGACGTCAGAACTGAGAGGGGGGTTTTTAAAAAGCTACCGTACACATTGACAGGAAAAGAAAGAGAATTTTGTTTGTTAATAATGCGGATGAATGAAAGGGGTCTGCCGATAGACATAGGATTAGTAGAAGCTATCATTGAAGGGTTAGAGGCTGAATCAGTTAGACTTTGCGAGCAGTTTAGCTCTTTAACAGGGATAGACAAGCCAACTAAACGAGCGCAGTTTAAGGCATGGTTACTTTCTCAAGGTATCGAACTTCCAGATATGCAAGCTACTACCTTAGAGGAGTTAGACTTCAGCAAGTTTACACCATTAGTAAGAGAAGCTATGAACTGTTACAAAGATGGTAACAATGCTTCGACTGCTAAGTTTGCCAAGATAAAAGAAATGCTATGTCCTGATGGAACAGTTAAAAATAATCTAATTTTCAACAAGGCAAGTACGGGAAGGTTAGCGGGGGCGGGGTTCCAAGCACAGAACTTACCTAAATCTAAAGCTAAGAATCCACAGTTTATAAAAGGTTGTTTCGTTGATCGGGACTACCTCTTCCTTCAGTTGTATTGCGGTATTCAGAACGCCGCTAAGATGATGATTCGTCCCATAATAAAAGCTCCTGCGGGGATGAAGCTTATGGGTGGTGATTTGAAGCAGATAGAAGCAAGAGGCGCACCTTGGATTTGTGGTGAATGGGATTTGCTTGACAACTTTCGAAAGAACATAGACCTGTACAAAGCAACTGCCGCTCGAATGTACAACTCTATAGTTGATATGATAGACAAAGAGGAGAGGCAACTTGGTAAGGTAGCTGTTTTGCTTGGTCAATTCGGTGGAGGATACCGAGCAGTACTGCGAGGATGCAAGAAACACAAGTTGGAAATGTCGGACATTGCCGCTAAGAGGCTTATAACTGCATTTAGGAAAAGTCGTCCAAAGCTTACTGCTATGTGGGAAAACTTCGGAGAAGCGGCTATGACTGCTTGCGAGGAAGGTGGAAGGGTATATGTACAAGATACCCGAAATCTAGTATACTTTGAAAGGGAAGGCCTGTTCTTGTTTATGTACTTGCCAAGTGGTAGGCGGTTAAGCTTCTACTCTCCTGAAGTTAGGGAAGAACCTTTCTTTGGTAGGATGCAAGAAAACGTAACTGCTATGTGGGTGGACAATACTCCAGGAGGTAATCATAAGTGGGCAAGGAGAGTTGTAACTGGACCGAGTTTCTTTCAGTCTGCTGTGCAAGCTTCTTGCAGAGACATACTTTTCGAAGGTCACATGGAAGTAGAGAGAAGAGGCTACCCGTTAATACTCTCAGTACACGATGAAGGTATAAGCTTAGTTCCTGATGACCCCGCTTACAACCTGAGAGATTATGAAGAGGCTATGACTATGCCTAATGATTGGTGCCCTGAAATGCCTATAGGTTCCGATTGTTGGGAAGCGTACCACTACGATAAGAAGTAACTAACACGTTAGTTAAGGAGGCGGTAAGATGAAAAAAGAAAGATTTAAATTTATGGTTGAAAGGTATAAGTGGTTAGGTAAACACGCTTACGAACCCTACCGAGCTACCACCTTGGCCGCAAAAAGCTTCACAGTATCAGGAAAGCTCGGTTGGTTACATTACCGAGTAGAGGAACTTCGCTTGATGCGGGAAGCGCAAATGGAAGAGTTGGATTTAGCAAGGAGGAAACAATGTTCCGTAACAGAATAGTTGTACACAAGACTACAGAGAACAGGAACGGAAGGAAGCTTCTTGAGAAGGACATTGAAGCCTATCTTGTTAGAGAATGTAAGAGGCGGGGTTGGATGTGCGAGAAGTTTCAAAGCCCGCAAAAGTCTTCCGTCCCCGATAGGTTGTGTGGTATTGAAAAAAGCTCACATTTTCCTCTAGGGTTTATCTTCTTTGTGGAGTTGAAAGCTCCGGGTAAGAAACCTACCGATAAGCAGAAAGACGACCACGAGGAACGAAGGGACAAAGGACATTTAGTATTCGTTTGCGATAGCTACGAAGAGGTAGATTTAGCTATTGAAATTGCTCTGTACATCTACTGCCAGTCCGGTTATCCGGTTGCCTTGCCCTACTGCTTACTGACATGAAATATACTCCGCTATCTTGTCAAGCTGAAGGGACTAAGTTCATATTGAAGAACACACATTGCGGAGTTTTAATAACAATGGGAGTAGGTAAGACCGTATCAGCTTTAACGGCTATCGAGGAGCTACTGTTTAACTACGTGTTAGTTAAGCGTGTGTTGGTAGTAGCTCCTAAAAGAGTAACCTTGATAACGTGGCCTGATGAGATAGGCAAATGGAGGCATACAAAGAACCTTACCTATACCGTTTTACATGGGGATGAGAAGCTATACCGACTGAAGCACGAAGCTTCAAAGGTAGACATAACCTTGATAAACTATGAAGGGTTACAATGGTTGTGGAATAACAAGGATATAATGCCAAACTTCGATATGTTGGTGTTAGATGAATCTACCTACATAAAGAACCCATCTTCTAATAGAACAAAGCTCGTCCACAAGTTGTCAAGGTTCGTAAAGAGAGTTGTGATATTGACAGGTACGCCAAAGCCAAATGGTGAAGCTAACCTTTGGAGTCAGGTATATGTGCTGGATAGAGGCGATAGGTTAGGAAGGGGGATAACTAAGTTCCGTGAACAGTACATGCTTCAAAAAGCTGAGAGGGTATGGGTTCCCAAGTCAGGAGCAAGGAAGGAGATACTCGACAAGATAAAACACTTGGTTCTTGTTGTGGAAGATACGAGCGGAGTCGGTTTACCTGATGTGAAGGATAACATAGTATCAGTTATTCTACCTGCACCCGTGCAGAAGCTATACCGTAAAGCTTGCAACGATCTACTGTTTGAGATTGACGGAGAGAAGGTAATAATTAATAACCCGCAATCACTAACTCAGAAGTTGAGACAAATAGCATCAGGCTTCTTGTATACTGATAGCGGAGTTGTAAAGATACATGACGAAAAACTTAAAGCTCTGGATGAACTGATAGAAGGTATATCAGGTAACGTTCTTGTAGGGATAAACTTCAAGCAGGACATAACTCTCATCCGAGAGCATCTAGGCTACGAGGTTCCTGCTTTGTATTCAGGTACGAGTGACGGTCAAAGTAACAAGTGGATACGTAGCTGGATGGAAGGTAAGATACCTGTTATGCTCGTACACCCGGCGGCTATGAGTCACGGTCTGAACTTGCAGGGCGGAGGAAAGGATATTGTATGGTACTCTTTAACCTGGGATTTAGAGTATTACCTTCAACTTATAGCGAGACTGAGAAGAAGGGGAAGCAAGTATGCTTGTATAATAAACCACATAATACTAGCAACAGGTACATTGGACGAATGGCTTTTAAAGTCGCTGAGTAGTAAGGGAAAGATTCAAGAGGAAGCAATAGAATATCTAAGGAGGAGTAAAAAATGAAGGTATCGGACCTATCAGTGTTAGTAAGAAGGGCAAGAGAAAAGAGGTCACAGTCGGCTTGTGTGGCTGCTGTGCTGGTAGCATACGCCGAACACTTCAAGGGTATGTCTCCTTTGGAAGTATGTGCTACTCTTGAAATAGCTGATACGTACAAAGACCATGTGCGTATGTTGCTGCAAGTCCCAACAGAGCTGGAAGCTATTGGGTTCAAGGTAACTAACGTGTTAGTTAAGGAGGGCTAGCATGTGCAAAAAGCCACAATGGAGAGTGGAGTATCTAGTAGGATTTGGAGCTATGACTATTAACGTGGAAGAGGAATTTTACTTCGCATGGACGAAGTTTGGTGCCTGGGTTGCTTTTCGTAGACACCACGGTAAGAACTTACCAAATAGTTATCAAGTTAACTATTCATACGCTATTATGCGGGGCGATATTACCAGAGTTAAGGAGGGGTAAATGGCTAACGGCAAACGCTTCTTCCCTTTATGTGTACTGGCTACCTGTGCTTTCTGCGGGGAGAAGCTATACTTCGAAGCGGCTAACTACGCCGATGCCGACAGAACGCAGTACTGCTGTCCACAACATAAGAAGGATAGGCAACGAGCCGTTAGGCGTGGAGAGATGAAAGCTATCGTAGATGAAACCATCCTTGTAAGAAAACGCGTGAAAGCTCTTGAGCATTACTACCGGCAGAAGCAAATAGAAAAGGAAGAAAACTTAGGTGAAGACGTTGGAAGTAAAAAGCTATCTTCCATTCCTTCACCTACTGATTATGAAAACAAACTATGGGGGAGATAGTGGACGTACTGAAAAAACTATTAGGAGGAACACCCACTAAAGAAAAGAAACCCGATGAAGTTATTAAGAAGCCAACTGATGACCTTTGGAAAGAGCGTAAGTGGGAGTTGGTTAGAGAGAAAATAAAATCAATTATAAAAGGATAGAGTAATACCCGTAACTAACTTGTTAGTTACGGGTGTTCCCATTACTTCTCTTTCTCAGGCTGTTGTAGGTTGTAGACCTTATTTTCGTTTGCCATACGTTCGAGATTTAACACCCTATCCTTAAGTCCAGATACTTCAGCACTTATCGTCTGTACTCGGTAAGTACTAAGAGCTACTTCAGCTTTCATAGATACAAGGATATTCAGATTTATAACTAACAAAGCTACTGCCACCCCTGATAGCAGCATAAGAATGTTGGTCTTAATATCAAGACCTGAATGAGCGGTACATATGTGGTGTGGTGAATCCGGTTGCTTCTTATCCATTACTCCCCCTTATCTAAAGCAGCCGACACATCTTTACGTGTAGTGGCTCTATTAAAGTACATATTCGCAACTACCATAATTACTGTGACCACTATGGTAATATAGAACAGTACTAGGTCGGAGATAAAGAAGTCAGGGCTTTGTGAGCGCACAGTAGCGACCAAAGAGACAAGACCCATAAAGACCTTATTCGCTATCTCGATTATCGCTTTCCACTTCGCAGGGTCGCTTAGTTGGTTCCCCACTTTTACGGCGTTTACTAAATCCTTTAACATAGCGTTTCTCCTTAAAGAACTTTTTTATCTCTTCAAAACTGAAGGTTAATATAATCCCCTTCAAGTTTCCCATTAAGCTGATTTTCATTTCAGTACCCTATTGTTTCCTCAACTAACACGTTAGTTAGAAAGCTACACCGTTGAAAGAGGCTCCACTAGCTCTTACCCCAAAATCATATACCGGAGTAGGAGGTAAGTAATCTTTGATTACTATATCATCTATAACCAGACTACTTACTCCTGTGTTATTTGGTGACTGAAAGTAAATACTACCTTCGCTTACACCAAGTGTACGGGACACTGCGAATTTTACTGTTTTGCCTCCCGGAGGTATAGTGAAGTTCATATCTCCTTGGTCTACCGTCCATACCTTAAAGTTATTGGTGGCATTTCGTATATTAGCTATTACTACAAAAGTTCCTTCACTTCCTATGTAAGGTAACGCTCTATATATATGGGCCGCAGTATTCTGATCTGAGTTCAGGCTTACTCCTCCCGTATCTAAAGATATATGATTAGGAGTGTAGGTACTCCAATCCGTAAGACCTCCTGAAAAATCCCCATTCGTAAAAAGGTTAGCACCTTCCCAATCAGTAGGTTCAGGTATATCTCGACAAGCTCCTTCATAATAATCATAACTCCACACAGTCCCACAATCCGATTCGTTACATACGGTGAACGATTCAGTGCAAGCTAAGGTATCTTCAGTAAAAGTAGCTGTAGCTGTTCTATTAGAAGATAAGTTTATAGAGCAGTTGTTAGCGTCTACGGAGTCACAGCCTGACCAAGCGGTAAAGGTTGAATTACTGTCAGGTGTAGCTGTTAAGGTTACGTTAGTAAATTCGTTAAAGGTTGTAGCACAGGTTCCTCCACAACTTATACCCGCAGGGGTAGATGTAACTGTGCCGCTTCCTGTTCCGTCTTTAACTACCGTTAGGTCTATTTGTGGAGCGGCTACGTTGACAACCACGTTATACTCTACTCCTACGTCTTGGCATTTAACGGCATACAACTGGCTATACCCATCAGTTAATCCTGTTAAAGGCTTAGTATGTGTTGTTCCTCCTGTTGTAGTAAAGTTGGTCATACTACTATAAGCTACTCCACTGGTGTTAGCATACCTACAAGTTGCGTTAATATCCGTAGTAACACTTAAAGTAGTTGAAGTTGTTCCCGGGGGCAAGGTTGTTGTAGGCGAATGTCCCGTTATGTACACTGTGGGGTCAGATACACTCGTGCCAAATGTAATTAGTTTACCGGGGGATGCTTCCCCGGCTGAGTTGACAACAAACAGATAGGCCGACTCTCCTGCTGCGAACTGTCCTTGGTTTACAGTCGCTTGAATAGATGACGTACCCCACACGGTAGGTGTGAGTATCGTCATTTTTGTACAGGACATATAGTCTGACGAATTACCAATCTCAACTCTAGCCTGTGCATTTTGACCTTCGGCTACATATATATCATCTATTACTACTTGTGCAGGAGGACCACCAGTACGCCCATATCCAGGTATAGTAATTCGTGTCCAGTAATCTCCAGGCCCCAGAGTATTTCCAACCTTATTATGCTTCAATTTGATACCAGTGGACAACATCTCCCACAATTTAACCTTACCTTGAGTAGGATCTTCTGAACCTTTTATATAGTGAGAGGACCTGAGCCAGTTCCCTTTTGCATAAGAAAGTTCACCAATCCACCCACATCCACTGGTTCTTCCTGTCGCACAAGAATTACCGGATAGATTTGCCCCATGGTAATCATCCGGCTTTGCAGCATCCCCTAAAAAACCCGGCCACATATAATCACTTCCAGTTAAACCACTACAATTACTAGCTTCGCAAAGCCATAACTTTTTAAAGTTTATCTGTGCGTCCATCCCCTCCCCAGGTTTTCCCACCCCTAATGGGTGCAACATCCACGAGGATACAAATAGCTCGGTGGCAGGAGGAAATATTAATGTTCGTTTGTAATGGTTATTGGTATAGTAAATTGTATAGTCAGCAATAAACGCTTTATTTCCACTAAGCTTATATGTGCCTGTATACTTTGTAGTATCTGGTCTTTCAGTCTGTGCTTCATAACCGCCAATTTGTGCAGCATTTGGACCTTCGAGGATTTTTTCACCAATTACACCCTTCTCAAAATCATCCCACAGAATAACATGTGGTCCTCCACCGTGTCCGGTAACTGG